ACTGACTTAAATGCTTCCACAACGGCACATGGACTACTTAGAAAGCTTGATAATGATGACACTCATTACTTAAATGGTCAAGGTAATTGGACAACCCCCGCTGGTGGAGGGGGAGGTATTATAGCACAGATAGTAAATGTTGAGACAGGAGCATACAGTACTGGTACTATAGCAATTCCCCTTGATGATACCATCCCTCAGAACACTGAAGGCAATGAGATTATGACATTAACTATCACACCAACAAGTGCGACTAACAAATTGAAGATTGACGTTATCGTAAATTATTCTCATTCCACTGCAATATATGCAACAGCAGCTTTATTTCAAGATAGTACTGCAGGTGCTTTGGCAACAGCATGGGATATGATAGATGCGGCAGCCCACAATGGTCAGATTATTTTTTCTCACATGATGGTTGCTGGAACTACTTCACCTACGACTTTTAAGGTAAGAGCAGGCGGAGATACAGGACCAACATTCTATTTTAATGGCAGAAGCGGATCACGAAATTTTGGGGGAACAATGGCTTCTTCTATCACAATTACGGAGATAACAGTATAAGAAAGGAGATAAAATTATGACTGTCACATCAGAAAACAAAAGGAATCAATACAACTGTAATGGATCTCAGACTGTATTCTCATATACCTTCCGTATTCTTGATGATGATCATATTCAGGTCATTCTGACTGACTCGGGGGGGTCTGAGACTGTTCTTACAAAGACTACTCATTATACAGTATCTGGTGTGGGGGATGCTGGGGGTGGGGATATTACTACTGTGTCTACTTATGCCAGTGGTAATACTCTTACTTTTCTGCGTAATGTACCTGTTACTCAATTGACAGACTATGTTGAGAATGATATGTTTCCCGCTGAATCTCATGAAGATGCTTTAGACAAGCTGACTATGCTCATCCAACAGCTCATCGAGCTTGTTGCAAGACAGCCTGCTTTGCTAAAGGGCTCCAGCTACAAAAATCTCACACTGCCTGATCCCATAGCCAACAAGCTCCTGGCTTGGAAGGACGATCTGAAGGGATTAAAGAATGTAGGAATTGAGAGCGAGGGGGATCTTGAGGTATCTGATTATATCAAAGATGTACTTGATGATGAAAGTGCTGCTGCAATATTGACTACTCTGGGTCTTGATACAAATCTATTGGCCCTTACTTTACCTGCGGAAGTTACAATATCAGATTTTGTGAAGACTTTACTTGATAATGCAAGTGCTTCGGTCTTCTTGGACACCTTAGGTTTTTCTACCTTTATTAAGACTCTTATTGATGATGCTGATGCAGCAACAGCAAGAGCTACTCTTGGAGCAGGAATATTAAGACAACAGGTTATTATCCAAACAGGAGCATATGCCTCTGGTACAACAGCGATACCTCTTGATGATACAATTCCTCAGAATACTGAGGGGGATGAATATATGTCCTTAGCGATTACTCCCAAGAAAGCAACTAACAAACTCAAGATTGATGTTACTATAAACTTTAGTCATGCTACAGCGGTCTATGCCTGTGCAGCTTTATTCCAAGATGACATAGTAGATGCCATAGCAGCTGGTATGGGATTTCTTGATACTGCCAATCCCGCTCAGATTAATTTCTCTCATAGTATGGTTGCTGGAACTACATCAGAAACAACATTCAAAGTACGTGCTGGGGGGGATACAGGACCAACATTCTATTTTAATGGACGGGTGGGAGCAAGAGTATATGGGGGTGTTCTGGCCTCATCAATTGTAATCAGTGAGTTTGAGGTTTAAGGATTTTAACATAAAAGGAATTACAATCTTACTATATCCCTCTGCTTCTGGATGGACACCATCTGGCACATATACACTAAAGAGATAAGGGTCCTTGTCTAAGACTTCCTTCCAGTTGGGATAATTATCTATCAAAGAAAAATCCCAATCCTTAGCAAAGTCTCTATAGACCTGATAATATGCTTCAAGATCTGGACGCCAGTATGCTCCTGTTCCCGTACAGGGATTCATAGTTTGGATAATAATCTCACAGTAAGGGTTGTCTTTAAGAATTTCATTTGTCATCCACAATAAATTAGTATATGACTCCTGAAGAGAGACATCATACCATCCTCCCTTGAAAGCATCATTCATGGACCATTCAATAAAGACTACATCAGGGAGAAGAGACAATACAAGGTTAATACATTCTACTCCAGTAACCGAACTCATTCCTCCAATACACTCATTATGAATAGTTACTAATCCTGGATACTTCTTTTCTAATTCCTCTCCGAGTAAATCTACCCAAGAACCACAAGTTAGAGAAGTTCCGTATGTTACTATAGTTTGGGGAATCCCTTGTTCTAACTTCTCTGCCAAGGTTTTGAAGTCATCTGGCTTTACCCAATCTAGTTCATTAATAAAGACCTTTTCGTACGTTGGGTCTTGGGGAGGATATTCGTTTCCACAACCTCCTATAGAGACCAAGAAAAGAAACAGTAGTAAAATAAGTTTTATTCTTCTCATTGTCTTTTCTCCTCTATCACCTCCCAGAAGATAAGAGACTTATGTAGTTTACCTACACCATAAGGATAGACAGAGAACTCCAGAATATAGGGAGCCCGGAAACCTCTATCAGTTTGTTCAATTGTATGGGAGAGAGAGTAGTGAAGGTTTACTGGGAGTTGTAGGGATAAGAGATCATGAGGCATTTTCCCCCCGATCTTCCAGCTATTAGGAATGCCTTTGTCTATGTCTCTTACTGTTGAAGGCCCCAAGACATATTCAATAATATCTCCCTGTACAGGATCTCTCATGTACTTACCAGACATAATTGTATCATGCAGATCAATCCCTTTAGATACAATGATATCAATCTTATCAAGACATTTCCCTAATTTTGTTAAAATAGAATAAGTTTCACGTCTATCTTTGTTAGGGTAAAAGGGTAATCCCCAGGAGGTGTATGGACTCTTCATGTCTGTTCTAATCGAGACCCTTGTCCAATCTGGGGGGATATTTTGTATAAATTTGGTCAGTGCTAAATCATCCCCTAACACACACACCACTGGGGTATTCAGGCCTAGCTCCTTAAGTTTCAATATGCTTGCTGATTTGCTCCCCATAATATCTCCTTTTACTTAATTTCTGCCTGTTATGGCCTTCCAAATACGGTGTAAGGTTGATATCCCATACATACGCAAGTAGAAGAAAACTTCTCTGAATCCCGGGGGTACTTCTTGTTCTCCTCGCATTCTCCTGAGAACCTCCCTGATTCTTCTCTCCTTATTTCTCTTCGCGAAAGGTTGTCCTTTAGAAGTAATCTCTTCCATCTCGGAGATGGCTAGATTAATTTTGTTGTGTATGATTCTCATTTTCTCCTCCTGAAGTATTTTAAAATACACAAGGCATCTGCTATACCTTGGTTGGACGACCTAGTACTAGGTACTGTATCTCCCAGGGACTCTTTGAATTTGGGAAAGTGTTTTCTGGCATGTCTCCAGGCTTTTTCTTTGATAGCTTCTCTTCCTTTCTTACGAGAAGATCTTTCCAATGAGGTCATTCTCTGCCAACTCTTAGCATCCACATACTCAACAGGTATATCCTTAGCACACAGTGCTGTTTCCCAGGAACCAAGGTTGAGGCCTAATCCGAAATTTCCCCTAGCCCCAAATACGGGGGAGGAGTGGTTACTCTCAACTGCTGCAACCCACTCATTCTCCCCGTATTTCTCCTGGAGGGAGGAGAGAAAGTCTAACATGCCCATACAATCTCCAGGACAGATAGTCACTCCTATAACTCTCTTCTTCCCAGGAATGTAATAAGCTACTGCTCCCCCCCAACCCGGATCTATTGCAATAATTTTCATCTTCTACTTCTTGGCCTTTGTACTCTTCTTCCTACTTGCGGGGGGAGAAGGGGTAGTAGCTTTCTTTTTCTTCTCCCTCTTCGGAGAGATAAGAGCCATGGCCTTTCTAATGTCAGCGGCGGCCTTCTTCACCACGAGAACAGCCTTCCTGGATTCTTTGAAACCCTTCTTCACTCCATCTTCTGTGAAGCGATTCCATTCTTCCATAGCGTCCTCTAGGGCAGACTCAGCCTCACGGAACATTCCAGTGATGTTTTCCTCAGGGGTTTTCTTTGCCATTACTTCCTCACTTTCTTTTGAGAAGTCTTTTTGGAAGACCTCCTAGGTTTGTATTTCTTCTTGTTAGCCTTAGCCTTGGCCTCTGCTGCAAGACGACGTTCTTCTTCTAACTCAGACATTGTCTTTACAGTCTTGGCCCTTGTTTTGGTTTTCACCTTCCTTTCACCTCCTTTTTAGTATTTACTCCTTTGGCGAAAACGGTTGACCTCACTTTTCCTCATGTAAAGGTCATACAAGTCCTCGGCCTCTATTCCCGCGAGGATGCAAGCCTCGATAAAGAAATGTAATGCGTCTGCTACCTCCTCTCTGAAGTGATCAACATCTACTTCAACCATGGTCTGTTTCCAGGGCTTGTTCTTAAGACAATCAAGAGCCTCACAAATTTCTATCATGCACCAGGCAAATCTCTGCCTTATGAGGTCTTGCCCCAGGTGAGTGTGGATGTCAACCGGAATTTTGTTGGGCACCACATGAGGGAGCATCATGCTCTCGATCTCCTTGTAGGTATGAACGAGTTCGTTCTGTCTAATGAAGATCTCCTCAAGTTTACCCTTTAGCGTTTCCTTCCTTGGATTTTCTTTGTCTCTTATGTTTACCATTAGGTTCTCCCTCCTCTTCTCCTCGGGCAAAGATGGAACAGTATTCTTCTGGAGCCTCCTCCATGCGAATCTTTCCTGCATTAACTAACTCCTCAATATCCTCTGCATTCCGTCTTTCCTTGTACCTTACTCCGTACAATACTGTACCGGGAACAAGTTCCTGTTCTCTCTGTCCGTGTGTTCTCATGATATCTTTTACCTTAAGACGAAGCTTATCTTGTTCTGCTTCAAGAACATCTATCTTATTCTTTCTCTCAAGATAAAGCTCTACAAGACGGGAGAGTTCACTTTTGGTGCTAGAGGACAGACGAATCTTCTCCATATTTTCTATTTCTTTGCCTATTGCCTCACGACAAGCTTTCTTGTATAAGCATCGTTTCTCTTCCTTGCGGGAGCATGTTCTTGGAGGTAGTCCTCCCTTATCCAGAATCTCTTGGATGTCCATTATCTGGTTCTTCAAGTCTTCCCAGTATTTGTATTTGGATTTGAAAACGATGTCCCTGACCTTGAGATTCCTCTTGTTCTTAATCCTGAAGCGGATCTTTGGTTTCTTAAATGCCCCAGCGTAGGCTTGCACCTGATTATAATACTTCTTAGTAAGGGGCGAGTGAATCTTTAGATCTTCCTCAGTATGAAGAGAGTTCCAGAATGAAGCAGCTAAGCCCTTAAACTCTACAACTTCCTCATCCCTCAGACCATCTGGTGAGAGAGATATTTCAGCTGTAGTTTCCCCTCGGGTCAGCCTTATTATTCTGGAGTTAGGTACCCAGAAATCCTCGAACTCTTCCTCAGCCTCTCTCTTCATCTCCTCATCATGCTCTCCCCCCTCCTCGAACTTGGTCTCGAGTTTCTTACCATATACTGCCTCGTGACCTAACACATGAAGGGCTTGAGCTCTAGGGCAGCCCAGTTTAGAACCACTGAACCGCCCTTCGTGGAGTTTATCGTATCCTTCCTTTTCTTTCACTTAGTCCTCCTCCTCCTCCTCAAGATCAAGTTCTTCGATGATAAGCTCTCTTAATTCTTTGACACTATCCCAGTCATCATCATCGATGGGTAGATCTTGGTCTCGAACTAATTTAAGGAGTTTTCTTTTGTTCATGTCATTGATATCATCCACTGTGTACTCTACCTCTTCTTCCTCTTCCTCCTCTTCCTCTTCAACTCTTCGCTTTTTCTTTCCTTTGCTCTTCTTTCGAGAAGGTCTTTCTTCCTCTTCCTCCTCTTCCTCATCCTTTTCCTGCTTCTTTTTCTTGCTCTTCTTCTTAGAGGTTTCACCTTCGAAGTCTTCAAGATATTCATCAATATCAAAGGCATTTCCATAGTTGTCCTTAAGTAGTTCAATCATTTCATCACAGTCTCTAACATCGATGAGTTCAATGAGATCCTGTAATTCATCTTCCCAATCATCGTAGGGAATAGGAGTTGCCTTGGCCCTGAGACGATAATCATACCTGGTGCCTCTTCCAGTACCGGAGACGTCAAAGTAGATATCATATCCATCCTCGGGATCGGTGATGTCTTCAATATCTTCATCCTCGAGCAGGGACAGAAAATACTTTCCAAATGATAGAGGAGCACTCCAGAGTTGAACTCCAGCTTCGATGTCATTGCAATCAATAATCTGTACGATGAACTTTGGACTTGAGGCCCTCAGCTCACCAGCAGCTTCTCTCTCATCTTTATCTCCCTTAGCCATTCTCTTAATTACATGGCATGTGGGGCAGGGAGATTCTTCTAACCAAGGTTGATTATCTTGGAGACATGGGAATGCTCGCTTCCTCCCTCCCTCCTCAAACCCAAAGTGAAGAACTCGGCGTACATAACAAATGCCTCTTTCATCCCAAGCCGGAAGAACTCTAATCTGGTTCTTCTTCTTTTTGTCTGGGGTCCACCACTCACCTTGAGCCATCTGACTCCGAGTACGTTCTGCATACTCTTTATTTGGTTTGTAGTATCTCTTCTTTTTTGGTGCTTTCTTTGCCATACTATTTTCCTTTCGTTTGCGTCCTACTTGGATTTGCTCCAGGTCTTATTCTGGATGACATCTATCTCAAGAGGGACAGTTAGTGTTAAATCAAATAACTCTTTTAACATCCTTGGCCTAGGTCCTACTTTCTCATATATCTTTCTCACCTCCTCCTTCTCGTCAGGGTGTGTATCTGTTAGGGTGGCATCGTGTACATTACCAATGATTCTGCTTTTCATACGACGTCTCTTATATTCCTCTTGTATCTCCACCATGAGCATAACATTGATATCTGATGCAAGTCCCTGCATGAGAGCGTTGATCCCCTGTCTAATCAATTCCCTCCCTGTCTTGGAACCAAAGTCAGCCCCAGGTACTCTCCTGACTCTCCCGATAAGAGATACAGTTTGTCCTTCTCTAACAACTGCTCGTTGTGCTCTCGTCAACCATTTCTTCACCCCAGGATAGGTATGAAACCAATCTCTCATCAAGGCTGCTGCATCCTCTGGAGAACTTCCTAACTTCTCAGCTAGTCCCCAAGGAGATATTAGATAGATGATTCCGAAATTGATAGCCTTGGTTGCTTTCCTCTTGTCTGCAAACTTAGTAAAACGGCGATAATATCTGGGGGCTTTTTTCTCCACCCTGTAAGTAACCATGGTATGGATATCTTCCCCAGAGTTAAAGTCATTCAACATATCCTCATCCTGAGAATACTCTGCCATCAGCCTAAGTTCTATCTGAGAATAATCTCCCTGGGTGATGCAGCCCCCATCAAATGACGAGATGAACATCTTCTTGATCTGGATTGTTCTTTTCCCAAATATCTTATCCAGCTCATCAGTATCTCTTGGTACCTGGTGGACTATACTGGCTGAGAGTCTGCCTGTTACAGTACCTACCTCCTTTCTATTCTGACTCTCATGCCTAGTCATATTGTACTCCGGATATATCTTTCCATCCGGTTGAAGAGCATTATATATTCCAGTGACGAAGTGTGAATCAAAATGACTCAGCTTCTTATAGGCAATAATCTTTTCAATTACATCCTTGTATTTCTTCCCCTTAAATGATCTCGTACTTATTTCTAAGTTCTCCCGAGCAGTAGAACCATACCCAGTCTTAGTTTTAACCATCATCTTGAGACCTAGCTTCCCATATATGAAATCACTCAATTGCTCTGGTGAGTTGAGATTCACCCCTGGGAGGGAGCGTTCAATCTCTAGTTTCTTTTCCTCAAACAACCTTATGTTCTTCCGGAGCAGTCGTTGGTCAATCATCATTCCTGTTCTCTCCACCTCGGCTAACATCTTGGTTGCTCGCTGTTGGAAAATGGATAAAGGGAGAAGACCCTGTTTCTTCAACTCAGGTCGAAACTCTTTCATCAACCTTATTGTTGCATCAACATCCTCGCAATTATATGAAGCCACTTTAGACAAGGGGAGTTCTTTCAGTCGACTTATATGTTTAACGATTCTCTTCTCCCTAAGTCCAAGATCATCCGTATACCTCCGCTTCAGGGTGTACAATGATTTGCTAGGATAGTTCTCATCTAACAATCCGAACTCTAACATGGTATCTCGAATATCACAGAGAGTCTTTATCTTATAAGATAGAGCACATTTAACTTCATACTTTATGTTGTGCCCTCCTATTGTAGTCTCATTCTGTTTTTCAAACAACTGCTTTATCAATCCTATTGCACCCAGGATAGGTATCTCACTCTCTGGATGTTCTATAGGAATACAATATGCTAGCCCAGGCTTCCAGGATATGGCCATGGTAAGAATCTGGAAGCTAGGTATAAGAGTATTCAAGCCAGTGGTTTCAAAGTCCAGAGCTATCTTACTTCGAGTACAAGCTTTCTCAACTATTTCCTTAGCTTTGTCGTAATCATTTATTAGCCAATATTTTTTCTTGTATGCTCTATACTTCTTCTTAGTAAAGGCAAAGTCTAAGTCTTCGTCTATAAGTTTCTCCTTATACGGAGAATATAACATAGCTGCTGGGTGATACATAGGGTACACTGGAATATCAGGGAACTCCTCGAAATGAAGTACCTGGAACCTGAACTTACTTATCCCAGCTCGATTGTCTGACAGCACAGTCTTGATAGCAACAGACCCTATTGCCAATATCTTTTCAGGCTTTACTGCTTCAATCTCATCCAGCAGATATTGTCGACAAGCTCTGATCTCCCCCATCTTTGGGTCACTGTTCTTAGGAGGACGACATTTAACAGCATTGCTTAGATAGATGCTCTCACGGTTTATTCCTCGTCTCCTGAGTTTACCCATGAGAACTTTACCAGCCTTGCCTTGAAAGGGCTTTCTAACATCATCCTCTCTCTCACCAGGAGCTTCTCCAATACCCATTAACTTACAAGGAACAGGTCCATCTCCTATGAGGCAGACGGTCTTGGCCGTGCGATGAAGACTACATAGAGTACATTCTTCATCTCGTAGTTGTTTCCACAGGTCCATAAGCCTCCACAAATTTCTGGTATTCAGCATTCACTTCTTTGATCATGTGAATTGTATACAGAGTCAAACCCCCTTGCTTGACTCCGTAGTGAACTATCTTATATTCCCCCTCTCTATTTTGGAAGATAGCATCTACATCCTTCCAATCCTTGGCGAAGACATTGAAGACTACATGTTGCATTATCATCAATATGTCTCCTTTTCTGATAGCAAAATCCTCAGACTTATTTTTTTATCTCGAAATAATTGTATCGTTCTGTGTTGAGCTTGATAGGGACGTACTGCAATAACTTTTACTATCCCTACATTAACAATTGCTTTCGCACATTCATAACAAGGAGTCATAGAGCAATATATTGTAGTACCTTCTAATGGTATCCCAAATCTAGCTGCCTGAAGAATAGCATTTAATTCTGCATGGACTGTTCTAATACAGTGATTAGATGTTAGCTGCCTTCGTTCATCAGGTGGTAGATGTCTCTCTGTAAAGGGACTACGACTTTCCATTAAATGCCCTACTACATCACAGTGAGGCATTCCAACTGGAGCCCCTGCATACCCAGTAGTTACTATTCTACCCTTTTTGACAATGATAGCCCCAGACTTCCCCCTGTCACAAGTAGATCTTTGTCTGACTGCTTCCAAGACAGTTAGGTAATATGTCTCTCTAGTCATTCTTTCTTCTTTCTTTTTCATTCCATCTTCCTCCTTACATTGGGGGCATTCCCTCCCCCAGTATTCAAGACCTAATCTATGGCCTCTTGAACATTCAACTGGTTTGTCTGTAGGTGTTGTCATTTCTTTTCTCTCCATTTTCGATAAAAATCAAAGATTCTTTTTGTCGGCCCATACTCGGGAATGATAGACAGATCATTGGCTCTTCTCAGCTGGTGCCGACAAGCCTCAGCCATCTTCCCCTTACCCTTAACTCTTATTCCCATTGTGTATACAAGAGGATAGTATATTGGTACTACATATGCAAGGGTGAAAATGAACCTGACTTCCCATATACTTTCCCTCAAGTTTTTTGGAATATACTTCTCAAATACCTGCCGCAGAAATAGAAGATCAGCCCCGAACTTCTTAGGTATCTCTGTGGCTCGGTAAAATATAGTCAGGTCTACTTTCTTATTTCTTGTGTCAGGGTCTTGTATAAATACCGCTGCATTGATACAATAAGACTTCCCCTTTTTAGACTTGGCTCCGGTAATGAAACTAAATGAGGAAGAGATATAGGTCTTGCCTTCTTGTTGAATAAGGATATCTCTACCTAAACTTAATAGATCAGGCTCCTCATAAGTCTTTCTTAGACTTGTCAGCTTACCTTTACCATAACCTAAATAGTCTATAGAATAGTCTCCATCAAAGAAGCCATTGACTATCCATGTAAGATGTCTATAGTATTTTCGGTTGTAAGCCCAGTAAGAACATTCATCATCACCGAAGAGGTACCTAATAAAGTCTAGGTATTCCTCTTTCAAACCTTGTTTGGAGCTCCTGAATGATAGCATTAGAATATACCCTCTGAGTCTTTCCTGAATATGTGTAGGCTACCTATGTTGTGGATAAGGCTACCTGGTGCACAACCAACTCTGTCTGCCACATAGTTAACAAGCATACAGGCAAGAGCAGCATCGAACCTGAAATGGGTAATTGCATCACAGCTTCTCATGTTATATATTACATTGAGATAGTTGTTTCTTCTTAAGAACTGATACGATAGTGAGCATGGTATTCTTTTATGACCCCCAAGGAAAACATGATCCTCAAAATGTAAGGGGGAATAGATTGTCATTACAGCTTGCCTTGTATTAGGCCTTTCAATAAGCTCCCTTATAAGAGTAGGCAATTGAGAGCGCATTCTCTGGTTATAGGTGTAGTCAAACTTACCATCAGGTCCTAGAAGAGGCTTCCACACTTCCTCTCTCCACATCCAAGCTTCTCCAGGGTTTACTCGAATAGGAGAAATTCTTTCATTAAATTCTGCATGCAGCCAGTTCAATTCTCGAGTAACAAACATTTGTTCATAAGAATTAGTGTCTGTCAGTTCATAGGAATACCCAATAATTTCTTTCATCTCGTATTTCTCATCGGCATTTTGGATGTTCTGAACTGACTCTGAATGAACTCTTATTCCGAGTTCAGCAACGTCCCTTAATACTTCTGAAAACATTTCATTGAAGTTCTGGTATATTCTCATGTCTCCCCCCTTTGAAGATTAAATGCTCTCCTTACTGTTTCTGGAGTAGCAGGATATTTTCCAGCTCGTATGTCATATTCTTCCTTGAAGGCCAAGAGACATTCGAGACTAAAGCCCCATATGGTAATCTTATTTGTTGCTAGGGCTTCGAGGAAATCCTTCTCTTTGATACAGGTCCACTTATTGTTGGCATCCTTTAGGGTTATCATTCTATCACCTCGCATTTAAATTTTTTTCTTCTACAATAGTTTTTAATAGCTGATACTTTCATCCCCGCCATCCATTTCACAATGGGGGCATATCTACAGGGTTTACCTTGTTCTCTTACGATTCCTGCTACAAAATGAGGAGCTGTGATTCTAATTATCATTCTATCCTCCCTGTATTCTCATCAATCATTATGTTTACTTCATACTCTTTGACTCTCGGTCTTCTTGCTTTAGCTATGAAGAATCGGCCAATGTAATCCTCCTTCTCATCATCTGTCTGACAGAAGGTAATAATACCATCTGCCACCCAGCATTTCTGTATGTCCTCTGCCACGTCCTTCATAGTCACCTTAACTTTATCCAGGGCTGAACGATTTGCCTGAGATCCACACCATACTAGTATACCATACTTAACTGCTAGCCTTCGTAGATCTCGGAAGATAGACGCAATCTCGTGCCTCCTTTCTTTATAGCGACTATCAGGGTTAGAGAACATGATATCTGGGTAGTCAACTGCCAACATAGTGTAACTGGATATATTAAGCAAAGCTTCTATATCCTGGGGACAGCAACTACTATCTGACCAGTCCTGAATCTTGATTGAGCCTCCGTTTGAAATAATATTTTCTCTTACTCTTTTTCGTAACAAGCCAGCTGCTCGAACAGAAGGATCTTCTAGTCGCTGCCATGGAATTCCGCTTACAATAGAGTTCAGTCGGTGTTCAATTCTGTTTCTGCCTTGATCCCCTGCGGTTACATACAAGCAGCTGGCTCCTTGTTCTGCTGCTCTAAAAACTAAGTTTAAAAGTGTTTGGGTCTTGCCTCTCCCAGGGGGTCCTACTATAATCCACTCCTCACCGGTAGTAGGAACCCAGGGTAGTGATTCATCCAGGCTTGGTATCCCTGTGGCTATCAGGGAGGCCTGTCCTGTATATACCCTGCGGAAAGATTCTACTCCCTCAGCATAGTCATAGGTTGTATCCTCTAGGGGAGTAGACTTATCTATCTCATCAAGTCCTTTCCTCAAAGTACCGATGTCTATCTTCCCCTCCCCCTCTAGAGCATCCAAGTTCTCACGAAGAATACTCTTCGCAATTCCTTGTTGAACGAACTCTAGCATCCGAGTGTGTCCTTGATCTTCATCTATCTTTGTGGGTAGAGACCTGATAATCTCGTATAGAAGTTTTCTCTCATCTCCCTCAGCATCCACCTCCATCTTAAGATTTTTCTTACTGGCTACATCCTTGTCTGGATAATTCTTGAAAAACTTTTTTAGTATCTTAAAGACTTCTCTCGTTGCGGACGAGGAGAAATACTTTTCTTTGAGGTTATAACGAGTGAAGTTTTCTCTACGCCTGATGAAACCAAGGGCATCAATTTCCTCCATAGCTTGTCCTTTCCTATCTCGTTGGGGTCTCCGTCTTTTAGATTGCAGATTGTTACTTGCCTCACTGGTGACAGCTCGTCATAGTATTCCCAGGCTGTCTTGTATTCCCCCGGGTCAAGAAGTATTATGATCTTGGTTGTAGGATAAGAATAACTTAGGATCTCTATTATTTTATGCTTTGTTACATTCATACCTAAGAGACCTATGACTGGTATCTGTGTCCATTGCCATACACTCAGAGCATCGAATATCCCCTCTACAATAACTAATGCATGTTTGTTGAGAGCAACACATCCATAGGGTATAAAGACATAAGAGGGGGCTGCCATATTCTTATATCTTTTGCCTGCTCCCCACATCTTCCTTGACACATAATATACAATGTCCCCATGGTTTCCATAAATTGGGAATACTAATCTTTTCTTGGATATGAAAACAAAATTCTCTAAAGGTTCTGGGTCTAAGCCTCTGGCTTGAAGATATCGCTTAGCGGCTGGAGACTCAGCCAATGAAAGCATGTTGGTGAAGTCCAACTGCTGGGTAGGTTGCTTGTCCCTCTTGAGTATAACTGGTTCTTTGAAGCCTGGGGGAAGAGAATCAGTACGCCCAGACGTTCCACACCTGAAGCAGTGATAGAGTCTCTTCCCCCAGTTCACGGAGAGAGCTAGGTCATCATTTCTGAGGCCCAACCCAGGACAAAAGGGACAGTGGTATCTTACGTTCTTCCTCATCCCTCTTCCTTTATTTCTTTTTCTTTGACGAGGGTGTGGGTAGCCTCGAAGGTTGCTTTGTCCATAACATTCAAAGTCTTACCATCCGGATTCAAAACCACGTAGTCCCCTACACTAACCATAAGTTGTTGGTCCCCTAAGGTTGGATGACTAACCAGGAGATAGATTTGTCTCCCCGAAGAGTAGAATGGTAATGCTCCTCGGCCGCTAACATCCTGGAACCACTTGACTATCTTTTGAACATCCCCATCGAATTGGATAGCTTCAACGGTAGCCAGTTTTTGTTTATATTTCATGATCTTCTCCTACTTAGACTACGGACATATTCCTTTGCTTTCTTAATGCATTCTGTGCAGACAGGTTTGTCTACCTCAAACTCGGCATTTCCGGTAATGTCCTTGCCACATTTATTGCATCGGATTATTAGTTTCTTCATCTGCTTACTCCACAAGTGAAGAGTTATCTTTCTATCTGAGGAATAAAAAATATGCTATCATTCCTATTATTCCCCAGAATATAATAGAATAGACAGTCTTCTGCCAGGGACTGTTTCCGAAACAGAAATACTTAACCTCTTTTATTATCTCTTTTACGATACCTGACATAGTCTACCTCTTTCACGGGAAAAGGGGGCAAGCCACTGTAGCCTGTCCCCTTCCCTATTACTTGTTTGCCTGGTCTCGAAGAGAGTAACCATGGCTGCGGAGTTCTGCTCTGATCTTCCTGGCGGCAACCTGATCTCCCTCGTCCTTTGCAGCCTGCAGTTCCTTGAGCAGTCTTTTGACTGGACCAGCAGCAGACTTCGTCTTCTTCTTCTTGGACTTGGAAGTAACATCTCCTTCACCAGGTTTGGCCTTGGTCTTTCTCTTGGAGCCAGTGGATTCAGCTCGGTCTTTCTTTTGAGCTTTCTTCTTTTTGCTCTTGGTCTCTTCAACTTCCTCGACGACCTCTTCAGTTACCTCTTGTGCCTTTCTCTTTTTCTTTGCCATTTCTCTTTTCACCTCCTTTCTATTTTGGGATAGCCTCTTCCATGCTTTGAGGATGTCCTGAATTACTTCTTCCTTATTGCCTTCTAGAATGCTCTCAATCCTTAACCTCATCAACTGACAGCATTCTTTTCTGGAGGGACATTCGAGGCACTCCTTGTCCTCCAGGTCAAACTCTGCTCCCAAACATGATTTTTCGGTTAATTTTCTTGCCATAATACAACTCCTACACTTAGGGTAAGGGTCCAGGATTGGACTATGCTTTTTGAGTTCTCTTCTCAGCCTCTTCTTTTCTTCTCTGGTAGTTGCAGTCTTCAGTCTTTCCTTTGCCTCAAGATAGAACTCGGAGGGAGCAGTCTCTTTTGGATAGATGAGATTGCGACTAATGCAGAGGGCTGGATGAACTCTCTGATCATAGTGTAAACAATATATGATGCCTTGGTCTTCCATGGTTCTCTCCGTACTGTCTTTAAGTATACCAGATATTTTCTCATTTGTAAATGGTCTTCTAAATAGCTGAAAATACAGAGGAAATCCTTTTTTGGAAGCTTTCTTAAGTACCTCCACGGGATTAGAAGTGGAGCGGATATACGCTTTTAATCTGGGTATATCCTTGTTTGGAAATACCATATACTCCATCATGTGTGGCACAGCGTAGACTACCGGTCCGGGATCGGGATCCTTTTTTCTCTCCTCTGTTGGCTCTATCCGGTATACACTCATACCCGTTAGGTCCATCTTATTCCTCCGGCTTCCAGGTAACTATTAAACCCTTCCACAGAGTCTTTCGTTTCCCAGTCTGGGTCACAATGAAGGGTACTTTCTTGCTGATAAAGAAGAAAGCCCAACTGTTCAGGATCTTTTCTTCGGCTCTACTGCCAACTGTGATAATGGGAAGGAAGTCAAATACTCTCTTCTCTGTAGCAAGAACATCCATCCGGTAGCCAAGAACAATGTCATCCTTGGCTCTAGTTAAGAGTTCTTCTCCCGTCATGTTTATCACCTCCTTTCTTTTATATCAATCAACCATATCCTCATATTCTATAGTTGCTTTGCATTTCTTACATTTTGTTCTTCTTAAGATTACAAAGAACCATCCGGCAAGATCCTTTAATTCTTCTATGTGTCCGCAGGAGGGGCATTTAACTTTTATATTCTTCCTCTCCGGATGTCTTTCTTGAACTTTTGCTTTTTCCATTTCATTTATCTCCTTCCTTTCTCTCCTCTTTCGGCTACAGGTTCAATCCTAATGGCAGCGTTAGGCCCCAGAAGAAACCTGATTCTTAGGTATTCTGCTACCGCTTCCTTCTTGGTTCTCTGGTGTACCCCTACGTGCCTCCACTTGCCTTGCTTCCATTGCTGGACAGCATAGTATGTTCTTGGTGTCATGGTGTATGGTAATCACCTCCTTCCTGGCTTGGAGTAGCCGTTCACTGCCGCCTCCTGACCAGGACTGAGCCAGGAGACGGTGTCAGCGGTTACTTACTATTCTTGCTTCTGAGGGAATAGCCAAGCTTCCGGAGTTTGATTCGGATTTTCCGCGCCTTCTCCGGTTCTCCCTTTTCCTTAGCTAATTCCAGAGCCTCAAGCAGGTCCTTGATGTCATCATCCTCTTTTCTGGGCTGCTCCTTAGAGGCTTTCCCTTTCTTCTTGCGAGGCTTATCTTCCTCCTTCTCTACCGGTGCTCTCTGCAAGGCTCCAATCTGTTTCATTACGAGGTGAAGGTCTTCTCTTAAGGCCTCAACCTCATCCTCTACCTGACCAATCCTTTCCGCCAGACTGGTCTTGGCGGCCCGTTCCCGGGACTTAGCGGTCTTCTTGACTTTCTCTTCTTTCATTACTTCCTCCATCATTTGATTGTACCTCGTTTCCCATACTGGATTGCGTCTGATCGCTGCTGCGATCTTTACTTCATCCTCCGAGCTCCAGTTGCCCGAGAGATATAGTTTCAGGGTTTTCGATACCTCCATCGAGGACATCGTCTTGACCTGTTCTTCCACCTGCCTTGCGAATGCCGCCATTCTCTTCTGGTTCTCTGGGTTATCTTTCCATTCCTCCATCCAGCTGGTGGTGCCAGGAACCTTTACTCCGGGTTTCATCCCGGTTTGTTGCCACGTCATTGGGATCGGTGGCTTTCTCGGTTTAGTCATGGACTACTCCTCCCTGAATGATGTGGTGATCCGGGACTCGATCTCGGTCTCCAGCAGATCAACGAATAAATCATCGCTGGGAAGACCCTCGTCCTCTAGGAACTCCCTCAGATCTTTTGTCTCGATCCTACTGAGTAGGAAGTCTGCCAGCTTCCCAGAGGCTACCAACATAAGAACTTTTCCTTTCATCTCATCTGGTTTCATTTTCTCACCTCCTTTCTATTATGTGACGTTGACGTTTTCCTTTATCATATCAGATTACTCGGGGATTGTCCAGGAAAATCCACCAAAATCCACGTTTGTCTATAATTTCAGGGAGTTAGCGGTGATTCTTTTCATGTTCCTTTATCATCACCCCCCTCATCAATGTCTTTAACGTCTCCCTCCTGAGATTTGATTAATCCCTCATCTCTATATCCCAGCTGGTGCCGAGATATAGAGTCAAGGATTACTTCTTGTTGCGAAGAGAGTATCCCGCGGCCCGGAGCTGCCTACGGATTGAGGCCCCCGCCTTCTTATCTCCCTTCTTCTTTGCCTCTGCCAGGGCTGCCAGTAATCCTTTGACCTGATCACTGGCTGGAGCCTTAGTCTTCTTTTTCTCTTTCTTTTCAACCAGTTTCCCCCGAAATTCATCCAGCTGTTTATTTAGATTCATGATCTGGCTCTTTATCTTGGCTCCCTCTCTTTCAAGTTTTAGGACCTTTGCCTGTAAATCCAATAAGGATACTGTCTTGGTTTCTTTTTCCTTCTCCATCTGATATCACCTCCTTCCTTGTTTGATTTTGGCTGTATCATATCACGTTTTC